ATACTATCACCACTAAAAACATAGTTGAAACTAATATGATATCCATCATCTTTCCGCTTTGTCTCATTTTAATAAAAGTATACATTTTGTAATATTTAGTCGTTTTGGATATCGTATTCAATTTGTAAAACTTTACTTGACCTACCTGTATAGTCACGCTTTGTTAAGTGACTCATTGTGCCACCTAATTCTTCTACAAGAACTTCAATCTGTGTTATGATTTGTTCTTGGAGTTCTTCTTCACCCATTACCTAAAACCGTGTTGAAATAATTTTTGTACAGGAACTTGCCTTATCTTATCTATAATATCAGTTTCTATTTTATTTAAAATGTTAACATCAAGATCCATAAAAGGTGGAATGATACCAAGCATTCTAAGTAAACCATCTACAAACAGTGCAAGAGTAGTAAATCCAAGTATCATACTGATGACAGTAGCATCACGATTATGCTTTGCCATCGATTCCTCATCAATTCGTCTTGCTTCAGCAACAGCCTTTTCAATAGCAGCATTGAGAAGTAGGTCTACTTCTTCTTTAGTATATGCATATTTGGTGATTTTTTCCCTACTGATGCTCCTTTCTCTAGGAACATCACTTAGAGGAAACTCTGTAATCAATTGCTTTATCATGATCGTAGGTTTTTAATATCTATATTATAACAAACTTTTGACATATGTAAATGTCAGCGAATGTCAAAATCTAATTTCCTGACTTTTCTCTGCTTTCTAGCCTCTTGCCATGCTAAATCTTCACTCGTCAATGAATCTTTATGCTTTCTCTTTGGTAAGTTTCTGACAATTATGACTTTACCTAAATCTTTTGCTGTAATAATATCATCTACGAGGGTCATCATATTCGAGCAACCACAACATTGTGTTTTTCCAGATTGACTCGACAACTCTTTATTACAGTTTTTGCACCTAACGACTATCATTTTTAAGTCCTGTTCACTTCATATACTCTATTTAGTATGATAAATAGAAAAAAAGTGTATTGATAAAATGGCAAATAGAATTCCATTGATTGTAAACCCAACTGCAAGTCAAATTCAAGAATTACCAACTAATGATACTTTAGATATTAATAATAATATTGATGTGGCTGGTATCTCAACATTTGCAAGTAACATTGATGCTAATGGTAATTTGGATGTAGATGGTACAACAGATTTAGATATTCTTAACGTGGCTGAAACTGCTACATTCTCTGGTAAAATTCAACCATCAGTTGGATCTGGTGCTGGAAATGGTATTCGTTGGGCTGAAAATCCTGGCGGTGGAACTGGTGATGCTGCATCTATCACATATTTTGCAGAAACTGGAGAAAATACAAAATTAAAAATAGCAGTTGCAAATGATGCTGATGACGATATTGAACTTGCAACAACAAATGGTGCAGCTGTTAATATTTCGGCAAATACTGCAGCAACTAATAAAACCACAGGTGCCTTAGTAGTAACTGGTGGTGTAGGTATTAGTGGTGCATTACATGTGGGTGATGACATTACTGCGTTTGCCACTTCTGATAGATCTTATAAAGATAATTTAACCCCTATAACAAATGCCCTTGATAAAGTTGGAATACTTACTGGATATACATTTACTTGGAACTCCAAATCACTTTACAATGGTCAAGATGGTGTTGGAGTAGTCGCACAAGAAGTTGAAGCACTTGGAATGGCAGGTATCACAACAACTAGACAAGATGGTAAAAAAGGAGTAAGATACGATAGACTTACAGCAATTCTCATAGAAGCAGTTAAAGAGTTAAAGAAAGAAAATGATGATCTTAAAACTTTAATTAAAAATAGTAGCAGTTTTGTAAACCTCAAATCATCCCTATAACTCATGACATTACAAAGTAGCGGAAATCCAATATCATTTGACCAAATCAGAGGTGAATTTGGAAATGGTACAAATAGATTGGGGCAATATCGAAGAGATGATGGAAGTTTTGGTAATAAAAATAATGGTGACTTAACAAACATGCCACTAGATACTAATATTCCAACATCTGGACAAATTAAATTTAGTGATTTTTATGGCAAAAGTTTAAATGTTGTTGTAAATTATCATTCAGGATCTGCAGAAAATAGACCAGAACATGCACATGATAGATACTCAGCAGCTGCAAGTGTAACAGGAACTTCCAATGGCAAATGGAACGTGGTTGGTGGATATAGAAATCCTCCCACAAATTCTGGTGGAACAAAAGTAAAAATTCATGTTAATAAAACAATAGGATCTGCAAATGATACAAATGAAAATATATGTGCTTTAAGGACTGGTGCAGAATGGTCTACAGGAACTATGTTATCTGTTGATGTTGGTGATGAGGGAAGAATTTCTGGAGGTGGGGGAAATGGTGGTGCTGCTGGTGGACTTGCAGCAGCAGGTGGTGATGGTCAAGAAGGAACTAGTGGATTGGGAATACAATATGGTACTGATGCTAATGAAACCACTGTAAATTTGAACAGTGGTGGAGTAATTGTATGTGGTTTTGGTGGAGGTGGTGCTGGTGCTGGTTCAGCAGATACTGATGATGAAGGATTTTTGAATTTTGAAGATGAGGATCATCAAGGTTCTGGTGGGCCTGGTGGTGGAGGAGCTGGAGTTCCAGCTGGTTCTGGGGGATCAACTGCTGCTGGTGGTAATACTGCAGGTGGTGGGAATGCAACAAGTGGTGGTGGTGGAGGAACTGGAACTGGATCTGGTGGAAACGCAGTTGGTGGAACTGGAGGAAGAGGTGGAGATGTAAACGATTCTGCTTTAGGTGGAGGTAATGCTGTAGAGGGAGAAACAACAGGAGCAGCTGGTGATCCTGGTGGCAGTGGTGCTGCAATTCGTAAAACTAGCAGCAGTATAAAGTGGGCTTTCGGTTCTAATTCAGGAACAATTACTGGTTCAGGAGCAGGAGGAGAAGGTGAATCACCAACTGGTGTTGACTAAATAAATAACTATACTTCATACATGGATTAAATGAGTGAGATTAAATTTAGTAAAACAGATTTTATAGGATATTATGATGACGTTCTAACAAAAGAACATTGCAAATCATTAATAGATTACATAGATCTTCTTGATGAAAGAAGTATGTTGGTTGGTGAAGGTAACGGGCCAGGAGAACATATAGTAGATAATCATACAATGAATTTATCACATCATTACGATTTACCCGTATGGAATTGGGTGAGTCGTAATATTCAACCTCGTATGGTTACTTGTATTAGTCATTATATGAAGCAATTTAGTGTTCTGAATAGAAGTCAGTTATTATTTACAGATTTTAAAGTTAAAAAAATTTATTCTGGTGGTGGGTTTCACAATTGGCATTATGAAGATGGAAAATATGAACATTCAACTAGAAGAGTAGTTGTTCAAATATATTTAAATGATAATTTTGAAGGAGGAGAAACAGAATTTTTATATATTAACAAAAGAATACAGGCGAGAGAAGGTTCTTTAATAATATTCCCATCTGGATATACACATACACATAGAGGAAATCCACCTATAGGTGGAACAAAGTATATTATAGGATCATGGGGAACAATGAAATCTAATGATAATGATGGAGAATATTAAAGTATATGATGATTTCTTTTCGGAAGAACTTCGTCAAGAAATATGGGATAAAATGATGAGACCTAAATGGAATTTTACTGGTGGTAATCCAACCTGTAGGTTTTGGCATATGAATTTTCTTGAAGAAGAGGAATATTTTAACACATATCTTTACAATATAATTTTAGAAAACTTAGGGCCTAAATTTAAAAAAATTATTTGTGGTTGTACTCGAATATATGCGAATGGCATGGGAGCAACACAATCTGGAAATCCACATAGAGATGATGGTGATTTAACTTTTCTATATTATCCAAATCCAAAATGGCCTTTTTGGTGGCAAGGACATTTGATGTTTTTAAATAAAGTTGATGATCCTCCAGCTCCTGACGGTGGTTCATATCATCCTAGTGACGATGACGATGTTGTAAGGACTGTCGCATATAAACCAAATCGTGCTGTTTTATTTCAAGCAAATTACTACCATTACGCACAAGCACCTCATCGAAAATTTAATGGTCTGAGAGTATCACTTGCATATAAATTTTTAGTACAACCATCTTGAATCGTAAGCAGAATCAAAGTTCCCATATTTTCCTGTGGGAACTATATTAAAAGCGATTGAATGTCTATCAAATTTTTCATTATTTTTTAAAACAGTATGTTCGAGATAACTTGGAAAAAGCAACAACTTTTTTTTCTCTGGAGGTATACTCCATTTTTTAGCTGAAAGTATAGAACCTTCTCTTTGATTAGATGTATTAATACTATAATCAGATAAATTATTAATTGGACTTGTGAATTTTATGTTTCCAGAATCTAAAGAATACTCATCTTCAAAATAATATACACCACTATAAAAAGAATTTCTATGTGAGTGGCGATGAGAAAAACCACCTGGTTTTACCTTGGTTATCCAAGAAGTTGCTATCTGAAAATCACAATCATAGTTTAAAGTATTACTTGCAATTGCTATAAACTTATCTAATAAAATTTTTTTAGTATCTGGATATGCCTCTAATACTCTTCGATTTCTACTTGCATATGCATTATTTGAATCTGGAACCAAGTCTCCCTGAATTGGCATGTATTCAAACTCATCATAATCTATTTCACTAGTATCCTCTTCAATATATGTGTAGAATACATTAGTTGAAAATAATGGTAAACAATTAATTTGTGTCATTAT